TTACCGCTAATCCATTCCGTGACCTTTCGGCTACCGCCTAAAGGGACAATCGAATAGTCTACAGGCTCATCCCTGAGATAATTAACCCAAAGGGGTGCGTCTGCATCTACGCTCTGGATATAAGCTAAAAGGTAGGTCTTTATTGAAGATAATACGCTCATTTTCCTTTTCCTGCAATTCGCTTGGCACCTGTAATGATCTTTTTGCCAAAGACTTGTTTCATTCTCTCGAACCAGAACGGCCCTCTTAGTGCGCCAGTTGTGCTGCCGGCTTTTCTGGGCGAATAATACTGTGCACGTGCGTAAGGTGCAATCCATTCTACGAGACCGCTACCGACTTTCGTACCCAATATGCCTGACTTTATTAACGTGCCTGTTAGAAGCGGTGTAAATCGCTCTGAGAGCCGAAGGACTTCGCTATCTACGAAGATTTGAGATTGCGTAAATTTACGTTGCCATTTTGGCTGAAAGTTTGTGTTCCAAGTCAAAGAGGCTTTCCCGTTTTTATTTGTGACAATTTCTCCGCGAGGCGTTTTTATTTTGGGCGGTGTCATTTAGCCCTTACCTCGAAGTGTCCGACTGTTGATCTTCCATGAAGTGGATCCACTGAAGTTATCCTGCGTACATCATCGTATTTTTTTCGAAGGTCTGAAATCGTAAATAATGCTGTGATCTCGTCTGCTACTGAGTTCTTGACGATATAATCTCCTGGTTTCAAAGTCCAGTTTGTAGAGTGGTCGGCTAGTGCTTCCCAATCTACAGGTGCGATATAGTTCTCAGCGTCCAGGGGGATTGCAACAAAGGCTTTGTCCTCTGCTGCATCTCCAGATGCTCTTCGGCTTGCACCTACGGTACTCTCCCAATATACGTCAGAAACGACTGTGCGATAATAAGCCTCTGTATTGCTCTCAATCGTTTTATTGTAAATAGTTATAGTGTCAGGTGTATACATGATATTTTTAGCGTACCGCGAAGCCACCGGCTACATAGCGAGACATAATAGTCTGTGCATTGATTGATTTTAGGTGCATAGCCGTTCCGCTGTTTTTCGATGCTGCATTGTCCTTGTAGGTCTCTGATAATTTGCTGATAGAAAAGGATTTTAAGTTCGAGTTGTTGGCTTCAAACTTAGTTGTGTCTGTTGAGGGGCTAGCAGCTTCAAGAGCCTCTTCGACCTCAGCATCTATAACAGCCTGGGGAACCTCCCCAGATGAAGCGTAAAAATAATCATACTCATATCGCCTGACAGGTACAAAGGCGGTTGTTTCCCTGGGGAAGTTTAGAGCCTGATCAGTATCGTATTTTAGACCTGGGACAGGGATAGCCTCAATTGCCTTAGTTGCCCTTTTTAGATATATCTCTTTTGCTGCATCTGCTAGAGCATCCCAAGCGATATATTTTGCCTCCGTTGTTAGGTAGTTTGCTGCGACAAAGGTATCTGCGTCCGCTATGCTTATATAGGTGTCAGTTCCAACGGTAATTGTCACCGCTAACCACCTATAAAACTAACGCCATCATCGTTGGTTGCCGCATCAACATAAACGCTTACTAAATTATCAACGGGGATAAATACCTCTTCTTTTGCTGATAACTCAAAGCCATTCGAGGATGATACGTCGGCATCACCGACATAGACAATACCTGTATTTCCAGCAAGAGCCTTGACCAATACTCCCTTTTGTAATTCCTGGGAGGCTGCAATAGTTTGTGCAGTACCAGCGGAATCAACGGTCTCTTGACCGTTGTAAAATGTTTCTAGTAAGGCTAAACTTTCCTGAATTTTAGAGAGTGGTGTCATTCTTCCTCGCTTGTCTGAGCCTCTAATACAGCAGCCCGATAATCTACCGCTGAGCGTGCCTTGCTATGGATTTCATAGCGCATTTTCTTTGCATAATTTCTTAGCTGTGCAAGGCTCATTTCGCTTAGTTCTTCTTCGGTTGCGAGATCAACTTCCTCTACAGGCTCTATGTTTTCATCTTCTAAGTGCGGCACACCATCCATGCTATCAGTTTCAACATCCTTTACCACTGAGAGCAAAGCGATTTCTGCCTGATCGTCAGTTTCGTAAACACCATCAATAAACGAGAGTAATGCTTTTCTCTTTGCGTGATAAACTTTCAATCCTTTTATACGGGAAGTAAATTTCATTTTTGCAATCTCCTTTTAAAAGCGCGGACTAAAAAGCCCGCGCTATATAAAGTTTTACTGTTAGGCTGTGAACGTCTCAACAGATGTACCACCCGTTACGGTGTAGCCCATGATAGTTAAATCTGCAACTGTCAAGGTATCTGTTTCTGCGTTTAGCCAATCTTGTGCATCACCGCTTACAACAATAGTTGCTGTTCCCTTGACCAAAGTCAAGGTAGTTGAAACAATCGATGCTGTTCCAGCGGTGGAAGTATCCGCAATCGAAAGGCGGGTAGTAATGGCTGCATTTAGCCAATCGTGGACATCTCCAGCAGCGTTTTTCACGGTAAGAACTACGTTCCGCGTCCATGCTGCCGAGGTGGGTTCAGGGGCAACGGTTTCTGGAGAGATGTCAAGAACCATATCTCCAGCCATCGCTTCGCTTAGGCGTGCTTCGAGAAGTTCAAACAGGTCTTTTACTTCGGGCTGTACGCCGATGGCTTCTTCGAGCTTTTGGGTGAATTCAATACCCATGATTAAGCCTCCTAAGAAGTAGCAAGACCAGTAATCGCGCCATGCGCAAAAGCTGGGCCGTGATCGAGGCCATATTGACCGAATAACTGGCTATTCTCAGATGCACCAGTTTTTGAAAGTTCCTCGAGGAAGAAATTGCCTTTCTTCGGTACGGGCTGGGTAACAGGAGCAATGACGGCCATGTCAGCTACGAGCAAGCTAGCGGCTGGCACAAAGCGATGTGCGTCTGCTACGCCAAGAACACCAAAGTCTGTTTCAATTTGCTTGATGTTTACGCCGCCGATAGTGCGGTCAGTTGGGGCATAACCGTAAATGTCGGATAGTTTTTGCTTCTGAAATCCATTCGCCCAAATCACAGGCATAATGAATTCAGAGCCAGCGTCAAACATGGTGCGGAGAAGTTCGTCCATAAGTGCCTTGCTGAGAGTTGCCCCTGCGGCTGCGACTACAGAACCACCAGAAAGAGCGCAAGCAGCAAACATACCGCGAGACTTGTTGGCTACCGCTGCGGAGGTTGCAATCTGATATGCCCCGTTAAAGTTCACATACTCGATATTGCGAGCAATGATCTGTAGGTTGTAATTGATCTGAAAAGCGTTTTCGTCCTCTACGTTATTTTCTTCCCCCTGTGAGTTGATCCCAGACAAGCGACCCTGGTTAGAGAGTTTCACATAACTCAGGTTAACCGCTTGCTGGAAAATCTGCGTTACGTTTTTGACTTGTGCGCGGACGGCTTCGGTTGCGGTGGGTGCGGTTAGTGAAGCAGTTTCGGTTAACGCTGGTTGAGCAGCGGCAGGGAAGTCATATTCGCTGGAGCACGCAAACTCAAAATTGCCAGTTTGTTTGCCTCCTGTGAGACCTCCGATCATGCTTAGGAAGGGGAAACGACGTACATCTGCTGTGAATAGTTCAGCAAAATAGTTAGGCAAATTCCAAATAGTGCCTTGTCCTGATATCTGTGCCATTATTAATTACCTCATTAATTTAGAATTATGCCCTCCGCAAATGCAGCTTGTTTCACTTTGATAGCCTCTACAGGGCTTATATCTTTTGCATCTTTGAATTTCTTCTCCCAGTCTGAGCGATTATCGTCAGGTGGTGGGGGAGGGCTTGGCGGTGTGCTTTTATAAACTTTTTTAGGCTCTCCAAACAGGAAGTCCATACTCTCCTGTAATGGTGTCACCTGTTCTGATAATCCCTGGAGAGTATCGTCTTCTCCAAGTTTTACCTTACTCATATCAACGTGAGCCAGAACGCTTGCTGCGTTTTTTGCTCCCATCTCCATGACCTTAAGCGAGGCGTTTGCCAAGACAATCTTTTCTTGATGACTTGCCATATCTCCATCGTATTTTGTTTGGAGTTCTGAAAGTTTTCCTTTCAGATCGTCCACACCTTCTACGCCTTTCAGTTGTTCCTGGAGAGCGGTTACATCATTATTGCGACCTTCGAGTTGTTCTTTCAGAGTTGATATCTCATCCAGCTTTGTATCGAATTTCGCTTTTGCTACATAGTCGCCAGATGAAAGGTTGGCAAGTTTTACATCCTTATTATCTTTCAAGGCCTCTTGTAGCTGCGCGAAAAGGTCTTCGCTTAAGTGTTCTTTCAAGAATTTCATTCTATAGCTCCATTAGATTTAGTTTATATGTCGGTCTACTCCGACTTGATTTTTCCTTGAGTTTATATCCCTTCAAGGTGGGGTAACAAAAAAACCACGCTCTGACGATCTTCTGTCAAAAAGCGTGGCATAATGCCCTACTTGGTTAGCTGCACCCCGCCCAAAGGCGTTGTGCTGTGTTGCCATTGTAGCATATTTTTACATTTTCACAAAGTCCCCTTTATTTCTTTTTCATACCAGGATGAATATTGTCTACAAAGTGAATATAGTAGTTTTAGAAACTTAATTATCAAAAACGGGGTAGATGTGGCTTCGAGAGCGTCAAGCCTTTTTATAATTTCTATTACTTCTTCATCGCTCATGCTATACCTTCTCCCGTATATATTGGCGCGGAAGCCCCGTTTGTCTTATCAGGTCCCTTGCTCTTGCTTGCCACTCTCTGACCTTAGCGTATTCCTGTGCGCCATCAAAGCCATCCGCCCGTTGCGCTTCCATTCGTCTCTTCCACTCCCTGATTTTGCGCTCAATTCTGCGTTGCTCTTGAGATGCTTCGTATATGGTCATTTCTTGCCCGTTATAGGTTACTGATTTATTAGCGATGTCGTTTAGTTCCGCCTGCTTATAGACTTTATCGCTAATGCCAGCGAAGAACGGGAACCAAGAATGGCGGCAGTTGACTCCGCTAAGACCGAGCATTGTTCCGTAGCCCGTGCTTTCCACGAAGTCAGGATATTTAGTACCAGTTCGTGAGTAAATCTTACCTTGCCATTCTGCGTGCTCAGGCCTTGCTCCAATATGGGCAGACACTTCTACAAGATCGCTCCCTACTTGGTCGGCACGTGCATTTTGCATAACCCCGACCGTTTGATTAACGCCTGTCAATACCGCCCTTCTCATTGCTACGTCCAACTTGTCAACATGCCCCGATGGATAAGTGACAGATAGACCGCTTTTGCCTACTTTGTCAATTGCTCTGCGTATCGCTTGGTCATAACCGAGCGTGCCTGTTGATACGTGAAGATAAGCAATATCAGCGGCTTCTATAAAAAGACGTTGAGAGGCGTTCGCAGTTGTTCGGGTAAGGTTCGTAAGTATTCCGTTCGTCTTTATATATCCCGCCGTGATTGCCTCTATAACCGATGGAGAAGCGGAGAGCGGCGGGGGAGTAAGCCCAGCTTCCTTGTATATGGCATCGTCAAATCGCAAAGCTGTTACCCCCGCTTTTTCGAATGTGTCCCTAAGAACTTTCTCACTTTGCCCTGTGATTATGGCGAGCCTTTCTATTGTCTCTTCGTAAACTAAGCCAGATTGAATTAACCTTTGAACTTGCCAGGATGCACTTGCATAATTCACGTTGCCAACGCGCCTAGCTATATCGTTCAATGTCTCTTGCTGAAACACTTCCCAAAGGTCAAGAAAATCATTCGGGATTTTGTCTATCTGGCTTGCTGTTAGCATTAGATTTCTTCGCCCTCGCCCTCATCCTCTTCATCTTCAAAGAAGTTGGGTTCAGGTTCTTCTGATAACAATCGGGCGTTTGTTTCCTTAACTATCTCGGCGTATTTTGCCTCTGCATCTTCTTTGGTCAATCCGTCCTGTTCCATGATCTGAGCGACAATCGTATCTGTAGCCTTGCCACCTGTACGGATAACGCCGATTTCTGCATCTTCTTTTTTGTCATTCGGGAGACCGTCATTCCACTTGATAGAAATATCTTTTTTCTCTACTGATTTCCCTTCGTATCCTACTTCCGAGCATAGGGCGATTGCCTCTTTGAATGACCTATCAAAGCGGTTACGGATGCGCCGGACTTTTGTTAGCGGGTTCACGTAAAGAAGCCGTAAAGCCCGACCAGATAACCCAGAGCCTTTGAGACTGTCACGGTCAAATATCGCTGAACCCATCTCGGATAATACCGCGATAAGGTCTAATAGCAATTCGATTTCTTGGAATGAGCTTTCAAGTTTACCGTCCCAAGTGACGTATTCGACTGCGGGGTCTTCCTTGCTGTTGCGGTGATAATAATCACCCATCTTTAAGAACCACTCGCCAGTTTCTTCGTCATAAGTCAGGGCAGATGTTGGGCCAGAAAGGGAGGGGTCGGCGTGCTTGTCTAAGACGTGAGCTATCTTTTCAAGTCGTACCTGGAGTTCTTCGACTAGGCTTGCGAAATCATCGTAATCGTCAATGGCAAAAATGGTATCGCTTGTCACCACATTTTGGGCTGGAATAATGGCAAAACTCGAAAGCCCTGTGTCTACTCTTTCAAGCTCCGAGACTTGCTTTCCGATAACGCCCTCCTCGTCTTCTACCTCCACAGGTTGCCCGACAAAAATTGCATCTCCGATAGTGCCTTTTTCAACGTACTTTCTCCCGCGCTCGTAATGCCCTTTGTAATGGATTTGATAATCCAAATATGTGACTTCTTTCTCTTTCCCGTTCTCTATAATGGTCTCGGTGGAAGTCCAAGCGATAACGTGCTGCGTGATTTCTTTCAGGTTCATGGGGCTGGTAACAGGGAACCAAAACAAGGGGGAGGTGATACCGATATACGCTTGCGCTTGGGTTTCCTCATCATCTGCACTTGGTATCCTAATAGTTAGAAGGGCATCCCCATACCTCGATGCATCTATGGCTGCCTGCGCCCCGATGTTATCAAGATCGCTTAAGTCTTTGATCTGCTCAATTACTGTATTCTTTGTTTCGTCATCCCCTGCGCTAATTGTAGGAGGTTCAACAAATAAAAGGTCGGAAGTTTTCAGCGATACTTTTTTATAGAAATTCACTAAGAACTTATAATCAATTACTCGAAATTTATTGCCAACCAAACTAATAATATGGTTGTATTTTTTGCGGTCAAAGCCTAGTTTGTTTTTAAATCGCTTCCGATTGTCTGCGTACTTTTTCAATCGCTCTGTTTGGCTATGTGGCGGCCACTCCTCCCCTTTATCCAAGAATGATAAACTCGTTAACATTTCCATAATTATTTCTCCTAATTTCTTACTCTGGCAAAACCTGATTTAACAAGATAG